TTTTAATTTAGTAGAGGGAACGGAAAGCAACGCAATACAAGACAGCATAACAAACCAAGACAACGCCGTTAAGGCAATAGTAGTGTCTGGAGACGTTACCACAGCTCAAAGCGCCGACCGCAATGCTATCGACTCAAGTGGATTTTAACAAATAGTGAAACAATAACAAGATTTTTTCGTTATAATATTGTAAACGTATGAAAAGATTCGAGGGTAAATATAATAAAAACAGCAAAGGAGTTTTTGCAATTTCACTTGTACACTCTCCCGCCACTGAGGAATTTTTTGTAGCAATGTCAAAACAAGACAAACTCGTAACACTTGCAAAAGTAGACGAGGAGAAACGTATTTTAATGGGATTAGTATTACAGCCTAACCAATTAATATACAGAGTAGATGAGGACGGAAACGAGTTTGAGATGTTTTTCTCAGAGCAAACAATACGAGATTTTTCACAAAATTTTTTCCAAAGCGGTTTCCAGTTAAACTCAAAGCTAGAGCATGATACACCAATCGACGGCGTAACGTTTACCGAGTCGTGGCTAGTAGCAGACCCAGAGAAAGATAAATCCGCAGCCTATGGCTTAGAGTATCCCGTTGGCTCTTGGCTTGTATCAATGAAAGTAGACAACGACGACATTTGGAACAACTACATTAAAACGGGAGAGCTGCGAGGCTTTTCAATCGACGGAATGGTCGAGTTAGAGGAAGTAAATTATAAAACCGATATACAAATGAGTAAAAGTAACAAAAGCATTCTTGCTTTGCTAAAAGATATAGTAAGCAAAAACGAGGAGCAGCTAGAGGTAACTCTAGGGAGCGTAAAATCTGGAGAGCTAGATATACAATTTGAGGGAGATTCTCTTGAGGTTGGTACGGCTGTTTTTTTAATTGGCGAAAACGAGGAGCGTGTGCAATTAGCAGACGGAACTTATCAAATCGATGAGGCAGGCGAAATCGTAGTAAAGGACGGACTAGTAGAGTCAATGTCTGAGGGCGAGGACGAGGAAGTAGTAGAGGAGCCAGAGCCAGAGGTCGAGGCAGAACTAAAAGAGGAGGACGAGGAGAAAATGGTCGAGGCTAACGAGGCGGAGTCTATGGAAGTAATTAAGCAAATCCTAGACGATATGTTTAAGGCTTACGCTGAGAGCATGGATATTAAAATGAGCGGATTAGAGTCTAAACTAGAGACTTTAACATCTGAAAATGTAGAGTTAAAGGAGCAAGTTGTAACACTTTCGGCACAGCCGTCAGTAGAGCCTATAAGCTCACAGCCAAAACAAGTAATTTTAACAAAGCAAGGACGTATCCTTGAGGCAATAAAAAACGCAAACAAGTAAATTAATTAATTTAAAATAGAATAAAAAATGGCAATTACATCAAATTATGCAGGGCAGGCAGCAGTAGATATCATGCTGCAAGCAATCAAAGAGGAGGATACACTCCGTCTTGGACTTATTAACGTTGTACCCGACGTAGGATACAAACTAAACTTGAGAAACTTAGACGTTACTCTTGGAGTTGTAGATTACGCTTGTGGAACAACCGCAGCAACGGACGCAGTAGCGTACTCAGAGAAAGTTTTAACACTTTCAAAATTTAAAAACGAGTTTACAATCTGTAAAGAGGATTTCCGCCCAACGTGGAGCGGCGAGTCTATGGGAGCATCTGCTTTCAACGACCAAACACCTCAAGAGATTGCAGACGCAATCGTTGCAGATACAGCAGCTAAATTAGCTGAGTGGTTTGAGGACCAAATCTGGAATGGAGCAGGAACTGCGGGAACAATGAGCGGACTAGTTACTCAATTTGCAGCAGACGGCGACGTAATAAAAGCAAACAACGGAATTACAGCAATCGGAGCGGCTATCTCTACGTCTAACGTATTGGCAGCATTTGACGCAGCTACGGCAGCACTACCTTACGCATTAAGACGTAAAGATGTAAACTTTATCGTATCTCCAGACGTTGCAGATGCTTACACAAAGTTATTAATTCAAAACGGAGCAGCTAACGGACTAGGAGGCGACGCTAACACAGGATTAGTATACGGACGTTACAACGTGCAAGTTGTTAACGCTTTAGCAGATAACACAATCGTATTGTTTGAGAAGTCTAACATCACAATGGGTACAGGATTAGCGTCAGACGCTACCTCAATCCGAGTGAAAGACCTTGACGAAGTAGATTTGAGCGGAAACGTTTTATACAAGTCTGTATTCGGTGGCGCTGTAGGATATTCTTACGGAGCGGAAATAGTTTGGTTACTTACAACAACAGCCTAAATACTAGGGGAGGTTTAACCGCCTCCCTTTTTTAAAAACATTAATAATCGGTTGTGTAAAGCAACTAAAAAATAATTTACAACTTATGGCGTGTTTACTAACATCGGGCAGAGATAAAGTGTGTAAAGACGGGCTTGGCGGTCAGTCTACACTATATCTATTTAATAGCCTAGAGGACGCTTTTACTATTGTAAACGGAGAGGCAACGGCAATGAATGCCTCTTTAACTGCGGCGTATGCTTATCCTTTAGAGGGAGATGGCAATACTCTTGAGCAGTCAATGGTAGGAGACAGAAATACGAGCAGCCGAGTAAATACTCAAACGCTCACAATTACATTAAAATCAATGGACGCTGCTACAAATGCAGAGTTTAATCTAGTAGCGGCAGGATACCCTAGCGCAGTTGTAGTCGACAGAAACGGCAACTATATAGCTTTAGGGCTTGACGACGGAATCGACTTTACAATCGTATCACAAACTGGCGGCGCTAAAACGGACATGAATGGATATGTATTAACTGGCGTATCTACGACTAAGGACTTAGCTCCTTTCTTAGATTCAGCTACTCAAACATCTTTTTTAGCAGTAGTTTCTTAATTTAGTTTTATCCCCTAAAAGAGCCTTGTATTTAATTACGAGGCTTTTTTTTTGCTAAATAGAAACAAAAACAGACTTTTTTCGTTTTTATTATATAGAAGTTTGTTTTATGATAGTTGACCCTAATTTAAGTACGCATACAATAAAGATAGTGCCTAGATATAATCCGTCTAACGCATTAACTTTAACTATTACAGATAGTACACTAGGAACGGATACAAACGTAACAACTAGTTACACAACAGGCGGAGATTATAAGCTATCTCTAGTATTTAGCTATACATTTACAGACGAGCATAGTTATCAGCTAAAACTTACTGACGACGTAACTACTGAGATAGTATACAGAGGTCTTGTATTGGCTACAACGCAAACAGCTCAAGATTATAAGCTGACTACTAATCGCTATACATGGTAAAATTATGAGTGATATTAAACTAATAACATTAACGAGTTATACTAGACCGCCTTTAATGGAGGACAAATCTAGAGACTGGGTAATGAATGGGCGTAATAATGAGTATTATAATTACATTACAGACCGAAATAACGGCAGCCCTACAAATAGCAGTATTAATCAATCCTATAGTACCCTTATTTATGGTAAAGGATTGCGTACCTCTAGCGGAAGTCTAGGTGCTGAGAATTGGGCAAGGCTACAAACTATATTAAGACCTAAAGAACTGCGAAAAATGATTGCAGATTTTCAAGTTTTTGGAGAGTTTAGCTTTGAGGTTATAGAAACTAAGGGCGGAGATTTACATAGCTTGACGCATATACCTAAGCAAATGGTTATCCCGTCAATAGCAAACGAAAAAAACGAGATTGAGCGCTATTGGTTTTCTAGAAACTGGCGCAAATATACAGACGTAGAGTATACGCCCGTAGCTTATAACGCATACGGAGCAGCTAGAGGCAGCTCTATTTATGTAGCAAAGCCTTACGTTGTAGGCGCTGAGTATTTTGGCGCTCCGTCGTACTCGTCGGCGTTAGTATTTGCTGAAATGGAGGAGGAGATAGCAAACACACAAATATCGTCTATTAAAAACGGATTAAGCGCAGGGTATATAATACAGATACCTAACGGCACAAATTACACTCCAGAGGAGAAGGAGGAATTTGAGAGACAGGTTAAAAAGAAACTAACGTCTAGCTCGAACAGCTCGAACTTTATTATTAGCTTTAATGACCAAGAGGTGGCTATAGAGGTAACGCCGTTTCCAGTTAATAGTAACGTGCATAAACAATGGGAAGCTTTACAAGACCAGTGCAAAACTCAAATAATGACAGCGCATAAAGTAATTAGTCCGAGTCTTGTAGGTTTATCGTCTGCAAGTGGCTTTAGCTCTGTAGCCGACGAAATGGATATGAGCGAGCGCCAAACAATTAAGCGAGTTATAAAGCCTAAACAAGATTTTATAATTGATGCAATTGAGGAGGTGCTAGTAAACTACGGCATAAACTTAGATTTATACTTTGCTCCATTGACTGAGGAAAAAATAGAGGTAAAAGAGGATACTGCGGAATTAAGCTCTCACGTTTGTATGAGCGACGGAGCGCCTGCTAAATTAGCCGACTCTCTTATAGAGCTAGGCGAGACTCTAGACGTCTCAGAGTGGACTCTTTTAAGTAGTGCGGACGTCGATTATGATACAGACGATGACCTTTACGACTTAGTACAATTTGCAACGTCTACGGGAACGGCTAGACCTAACTCAAAGAGCGTGCAAGATAGTAAGGATATTGCAATACGCTACAGATATGTAGGTAACAAATCTCCGCAAAGAGAATTTTGCAGAAAAATGATGCAAGCTAATAAGCTATATCGCAAAGAGGATATTTTGCAAATGAATAAGGCAGGTATAAACGACGGCTTTCAAAAAGGTGGTAAAAGCAATCCTAATGGCTACAGTATTTGGCTATATAAAGGCGGAGGCAGAATGTCGGAAAATTTTCCGCAAGGAACTTGCCGCCATAAATGGCAAAGAGAGATATATCTTAAAAACGGGAGCGGATTAGACGTAAATAGTCCACTTGCTAAAACTATTAGCACGTCAGAGGCACGTCGTAAAGGATATAAAGTACCAACAAATGAGAGTATTGTCTCTATAAAACCACATAACGCATAAGATATGGCAGATTTTCTCTTTATATCCCCGACAGAAATTAAGCAAACCACTATTGTAGGCGGAGGAGTGGACGACGACAGGTTTGTATTTGTAATTTCAGATGTCCAAAATACTATAATTTTGCCGCTTTTAGGCGAGGAGCTGTATAATGTAATACTAGCAGGCGCAACTAATGGCACTTTAACAGGTCTATATCTAGAGCTTTATACTAAATATATACAGCCAATTACAAAATATCAGTCTGTCGCTAACTTTGTATTAATAAGTAACTACCTAGTAACAAACGGAGGGAGCGTTTCGCATACCTCAGACAATGCTCAGTTAATGAGTGCGGAGGAATTGACTAGGTTATCGAATACTTACGCAGGAATGGCGGATACTTTTATAGATAGGTTTAACGACTGGATAGTATTAAACCATTTAACAGAGTATAAAACAACGCAGGACGGCGTAGACGCTTCGACTCACGTTTCAAATCGAAGCGGTTGGTATTTTGGAAAGCCATCTAATAGAGTGCAAGATCCTTATCCACAAAGCCCAGAGGATATAATAAAATTTTAATATGCCAAATAGTTTAATACAAAAAGGATATAAAGAGGACTGCAAAAACTTTCAAGGCGGTATAGATAAGGTATATCTATTTCCCTATGTAAAGTATGGCGTTTCAGATATTGCATTTAGAGGCAATACAAAAGTAAACGACCCAAATGCTCAAAGTATATCTAGATTCCCAGATACTACTATTTTTGAGTATGAGGCTGTAAATATTAGCTATACCGAGAATGCTACTACAACGAGCGGAGGCATCGAATGGGCGCAAGACTTATCTTTTACATTGCCGAGAAGTTTTGAGGCGTTAAACGCTTTTAAATTGATGTACCAAGACTATTGCGCTATCATATTAGACCGAAACGGCAACTATAGGCTAATAGGTCTCTGGAATGGCGGAGAGGTTACAATAAACGCAGGAACGGGCGGAGAAAAAAATGCAATGAATGGCTCTACAATATCGCTAAAAGCGAGAGAGGATAACCAAGCGTATTTTTTAACTAATTTTGATACAGATTTTACAATATTTAATAACGATAGTATCAACTTTTTTGAGTTTAGTGTTACCAGTAGCAGCTTTCAAATTACAACGGGAGGCGGTACTTACTTATATAATGTAACAGCAGACGACGGGTATAGTGCTACGGGATTAACGGGAGACCATTTAATAAATTTTACTGGAGTATCCGAGCCTCATAAAGTAAGTATATCGGGTGTATTTCCTGCTTTTGATTTTACGGGCAATGCGGACGATGTTAAAATAGTAGAATTGTCTAATTTTGGTATATACGGGCTAGGCTCTACGAGTCAAGAGGACGCTTTTAATGGGTGTACAAATTTAACAATTACAGCAACGGACGGAGGAAACTTTGAAAATGTAACAGATTTAACAGATTCCTTTTTAGGCTGTAGCTCTTTAACAAGTTTCCCTTTTATAGATACTAGCAAAGTAGAGGATTTTAATGCTACATTTCGAAATTGTACGTCTTTAACAGATTTCCCTTTATTGGATTTTAGTAGCGGTTTATATTTTACAAATACATGGCAAAATTGTACTAATTTAAAACATTTCCCTGCAAACGCTTTTGATAATTGCACAGCGACAGATTTTACCGATGCGTTTAGTAGCACAAATTTAAGCGAGCAGTCAATAGACGGCATACTTGAAAGTATAGACGTTGCAGGGCAGATAAACGGAACATTTACACAATCAGGAGGAGATGCTCCTAGCTCTGTAGGTCTAGCGGCAAAGACAAGTCTAGAGGCTAAAGGGTGGACTATATCAGTAACAACTTAATAAATATATAAAAAAATGAAAATTTACGTCGATTCAGTAACAAAGGAGCTAGTAGTATTAAACGGCATCGAGTACAGATACCCTGCATATTGCGAAATCCAAAGACAAAAGCAAGGAGATTTTATAATTATTAAAACTACTCAAGGAGTGAGTATTTTAGATAAGACTTTATACTCAGATTTACAAGACGAGGCAGGTACTCCTTACGCAAGTTTCGCAGCTTTAAAAACTGCTTTAGATTCATACTTTGACAGCGTACTTTAATGAGTAGGCGCAGAGTAATAATGATGTTATTCGGTAGCGGTATACCGAATTTGCTCACGACTTTACAAGCACGTGCAACATATTACGAAAATCAAACATGTACTACCGCAATATTAGATAAAATAGAAAAAATACAATAAAATGAGTAACTTACTAGATCGAAGTAGCATTGTTTTAACTCCAACGGCGTACAATAACGGCGAGGCGCTATGTATAAAACCAGACGATGGGAGCGGGGATTTTCAATTTTCCCGTAATAGTGCCGCGACCCGCGTAAACGCACAAGGTCTAGTTGAGAACGTACAAATACTATCTGGTAATTTAGTGCAAAACGGCTCTTTTAGTGAGGAAGGTGTACAAGAGGTTTCTAATGGTAGTTTCTCACAAGAGGGTGCGGAACAAGCAGATGATAGTGTAATATCAAATGATGGTAACGCTGTAATGACTAAAGTATCTGCATTAAATTACAATGCTACAAGTGATGGAACGGGTGGAAGTACTATAAGACCAAGATTACTCTTTAATAACACTCCTTTAGGAAAAAACTACAGATTAATAATTAAACCTACAAACCAAAGCGGTACTATTAATTTTAAACTATACAATGGTAGCTCTTATTTAATAGACAATAATGATTTATCCTCAGATATAGATTTTTATTTTTCTGTTGAAGGGGGGGCGCAAGCGCTTATTGCTTTTGATGGCACAGAAGCTTTTAATGTAGATTTTGAAATTAGCTTAAAAGAGGTCGGTCAAGATTGGGATTTAGGAACGGGGTGGAGTGTAGCAGATGGTATGGCGAGTAGAATTCAAAGTGCAGCAGCTTCTTATTTAACACAAACACTTACAATACCTTTAGTGCAAAACAAAGTATATAAAATTACATATACTGCTACAATCCCTGATGGTAATTTAAGACCTGAATTGACGGGTGGTGGTGGTACTTCAGAAGGTACATCACAAACAACTAGTGGTACTTATACAGATTATATAAAAGCAGAAAATAATCATATAAAATTTAGGTTTAGAGCAAACGCAGATTTTAACGGCTCTGTTACAAACATATCAGTTAAAGAAGTATTGCAAGATTGGAGCGTTGAAGATTATTCAGGAGTAACTGCAAGTGCAATTATTACGCCAAATATAGAGGGTGTAAAATTAGAGAAAACAATTAGTGCAGATTGGAGAAGTAGTTTTTTAAGTCAACAAATTTCTTACACAACAGGTAATAAATATAAAGCTACGTTTAAGCTAAAAAATGGAAATTTACCTTCGGGAGGAAATGTTTTTGTAAGGAGTGCTTATGAATTTAGTGGTGCAACGATAGTAAGTAATTTAACTTTAAGCAATAATTGGGTTGAATACACTTATTACTTTGTAGCAGATAGCGTTTCTGATGACATTTCTTTTGGTAATGTTAATTGGCAAAATTCAGGTGTTGGAGAATATTTTTACATAAATGACGTATCCGTTATAGAAATTACAGACGATACCAATCTACCTAGAATAAACTATGAGGGTTTCAGTTACCAAGATGCACTAGGAAGTGAGTTGGTTACAAATGGAGATTTTGATAGTGATTTAACTGGTTGGTCAAAGTTTGGAACTGCTACCGCAATAGGGGGAGTAGCAACTATTGGAGCATCTTCAAGTTCTGGAATATTTCAAAATATTTTGACAAATGGAAGTACTTATAGTGTAACTATTAATGTAGTTAGCTATGATGGCGTAGGTACTGCTGAAATTACTAACAATAATGGAGTTAATATTTACACCATAACAACAACAGGAGAACAAACATTTACTTTTACTCATAGTATTTCGTCGGGTAAATTAGTTATAAGAGGAATTTCAAATGCACTTTTTAGTTTATCCAACGTATCTGTAAAAGAAGTAATAGGTCAAGAAGTAGTGCCAGATAGTGGATGCGGAAGTTGGTTGTTTGAGCCGCAGAGTACCAACTTAATACCTTATAGTGAAGATTTTAGTGAGTGGTTACTTGTTCAAGCTACATTAACATCTAACTATGGAATATCTCCCGATGGAACACAAAACTCAACAAGAGTGGTTTTTAGTAGTTCGGGGCAAGAGGTAAGAGATAATGTAACAACAAGTGCAATTTCAAGTGGCTCTTTGTATGTTAAAGGAGTAAGCGGAGAAACAATTAAATTTGGACTGCTAGGCTCTGAAGATATTTTTACTTTAAATGGAGATTGGCAAAGATTAGAGAAACAAGGTACATCTACTTCTAATCGAATAGGTATAAATACATATAGTGGTGCTACTGCAAGAGACTTAGAAATTTGGGGCGCACAATTAGAAAACCAATCATACGCTACATCTTACATCCCCACATCGGGAACATCAGTAACACGTAACCAAGATGTATGTAACAATACAAATGCAACAAATCTTTTAGGTCAAGCAGAAGGCTCTTTTCTTATAGAAATTAATAAAAGCGTTGCAAGTGCAGAAATATTAAACTTTAATAGGTCAACAAGTAACTCGTTTCAAATTTTTACAGATAGCGATAATTATAAAGTACTTGCATATTACGAAGGCTCTAATTATAATAAAACCACATCATTACCTTTTACAGATAGTGTAAAAATAGGTGTATCATATAAAAACAACGAATACAAACTTTATGCTAATGGTACAGAAATATTTAGCACCACCGTTTTTAATTGGACGCCTAATACACCCTTAAGTAGGCTATCTTTTAATCAAGGCGGATATGTTGCTGGTAATAAAAAATCTGAAATAAAAGCACTTGCAGTTTGGAAAGAGGCTTTAAGCGATGAGGAATTAACCGAATTAACAAGTTAAGTGTAACAATTACACCTATGATAAAAACAAGAGTAAATCTTTACATAACAAACACAATAAGATAAGAAAATTAAAAAAACTATACATATAAACACTAATAGTTATAACCATAAGTGTAACAAATCGAATAAATAACAAGAGTATAAAATGAAACAAGTATTTGAATTAATTGAAGGGTATGGTTTATCTGTTGTTTTATTAATGGGTGCATTATATGTTTTATATCAATTTGCGTTTTTTAGTATAAAAGAAGTAAAGGTTGGTTTTGAAAAGAGACACGAAGATTTGAGAAAACAAATGAATGAAGTAAAAGAAAAGCTAAATATTATTCTTGAATTTATTAAGAAAAACTAAATATGAAAATATACAAAGCGGTATTTGATACCAAAGAACAAGGAACTGAATACCTTTTAAATATTGGTGTACTTGTAGAACAAGAGGGAGAGAATGTATTTGCACCTACAACGGCAGCGGTTGTTTATATCGGTAAGGTTGTAAAGATACCAGCTACTTATGATGCAGATGGTAATATTATAACACCAGCGGTTTATTATGATGGTTTTGCTATCGATGTAATGAACGCAAAGCCAAATTTAGACTTTGGAGAATTTGCAGTATACCCAATAGAGGCAGCACATAGTTTTTACGGATATGCAAGAAACGCAGAAGTACCACCAACAAACGAATAAAAAATGTATAGAATTTTAGCGGATTATATTACTTTGGGAGTTTGGGGAATGAGCATGGCTAACACAATTACAAACTTTGATATAGCGAGTGCCTCAAGCGTTGCTCAGTTAGTTTTATCTATTCTAGGTATTGTATATCTAGGCGTTAAAATTGTAAACGAATCCTTAAACGGGCAAATTAACAGAGAGGGCAAGCGTTTAGAAAACGAGCGAGCCAATCGAGATTTAAAAGACGATGAAAATGAGAAACTTTAATTTAAAAGAGTTTGATAGCCCCGATTTAAGCGGCTCGGGCTTAAATATGGATAAAGACTTCCTCTCTATGCTAGATAATGCGAGAGACATCGCTAAAACGCCGTTTAAGATAACGTCTGGCTATAGGACTAAAGAGCATAACGTAGCTATATATAAAAAACTAGGAAAAAAACCTATAGAATCCTCACATCTTAAAGGCGTAGCTTGCGACATAGCTTGTAGTGATTCACGAGCAAGGTTTTTAATAATAAACGCTTTACTAGAGGTAGGATTTACTCGCATAGGTATAGCAAACAATTTTATACACGTAGACTCGGATTGTGAGAAGTCTCAAGATGTAATTTGGACGTATTAATGGAAACAGGAAAGTACAAAGATAAAAACGGAACAACTAGAGTAGGCGACGCTTTAAGGTTTTTAGCTAAACAAGGCAAAACTTTTGCGCCGCAACTGCTAGAGCTTGCCTCAAATGTTACAGGCGTTAAGGCTTTGGATAAGCTAGGCGATGCTATACGAGGCGACAAAGCGCTAACCCCACAGGATAAGGACTTGCTACTAGCAGAGTTAAACAAAGATATAGCAATAGAGCAGGAAATAACTAAAAGGTGGGAGGCAGACGCTAAAAGTGACAACTATGCTAGTAAGAATATACGCCCTTTTACGCTCGCTTTTTTACTTATATGTATGTTTGTATTCGTTTTGCTAGATAGTGGCTTAGACGGCTTTAAAATGGCTCCAGAGTGGATTGATTTGCTCAAGGGTTTACTAATGACTGCCGTCGGTGGTTATTTTGTTGTAAGGAGCGGAGAAAAAATAGCAAAATCTTTAAAAAAGTAAAGCCCTGCATCTCTGCAAGGCTGTATCCTATTTTAGTCTCTGGTCAAATTTCCAATTCTCAAGCGCTTTTTTAGCATCTCGATAGGCTTTGTTTAAGGTCTTAAAATGAGGATTGTCTTTATACAGCTCATAATCATTAAAATAAACTATTGAGCGCTGCCTAAGATATAGAGGTAGGTCGTAATACTCATGCTCTTTTACTCTTAAAAAAAATTCTTTACTCCCCTCCATATTATTTGCGTTTAAATTCGTCTGACTCGTCCTCCGAGAAAATACCTAATTCGTAAGCGCCTACTAACTTGAGTATGGCTCTTGACAAAGCTCTTTTTTCGGCAAGCTCTGTAACATACCACGAATTAGTCGAGCCGTCTTGGTAGTTTGCTCCTTTCAATGCAGAGCCGTAGGTCTCTATTTTTACATCTGGAGCATCTCTTTTAAATGCTACAGCTTTAACGACTGCAAAATTATGCTCGCATTTTTCTAGGTTAAAATTGACCTCGATGTTAGACTTAGATTGGATACGCTCTACGCCCGACCTTGTTATAATTAAATAATGTTTATGCTTAAAAATGTCGTCATTTGTAAGTTCAAAGGATTTGTAAAGTTGTGCGATTTTTTCTCTGTTCATAATAAGTTAAATTTATATTTTGTTAATCTATTTTGTACTCTAATATTAAAATTTGCGTCGAGTAAACGCTCCGATTCAGTTCCAAAGATACGATAATAAGGGTTATCTCTGTCCATTATGTAGTCATATCTTACAGATAATATCTGGAGCATATTCCTAACTCTTTTTATTTTCTCTTTGTTACTCATAAAAATCGGATATTGTTTGTATTAATAGCTCATGCTCTTTGTCTGTTATATCTATATCGTCAAAGTCTTTATCGAATACGGCAAATATCTCAATGTCAAAATAAGGATCACCTAGCGTTACCTCCTCAGTCTCAAAATATGTACCATGAGATAGCGACACGTCTCTGCTTGCGTATATGCTAAACTCAATACCATACTCGCCGAGCTGTGCCTCTACAAAATCCTGCTGCAATACCTCGGTATCGTGGTCGCTCTCCCAGTCTATAAATGGAGCGTCAAAATCTTGTATAAAATCTTTTATTGTTTTCATTTTTTTAGCTTTAGATTTAAAATTTTCTCTCTTAATGCCTTGCGTTTTTCACAATTTGGCAGCTTATCAAATAGCTGCTGTAGTTTTTGGATTGTTTTCTTTTTTGTCATAATAAATAGTTTTGTTTCACAATATTACAACT